ATATGTAAACATGGGTCGCATACTGCAAACATTCGGATTACAAACTAAACCAGTCCTCGAAGCGCAGTCCGCCCCTCAAGTTTTAGGTGAGTATTCACCTTATGCAATGCCGTTTCAATATGCCTATGTATCACGAACAGAAGCAATCTCAGTTCCTGCATTACAACGTTGCCGCAATTTACTTGCTGGCACAATCGGTGCAATTCCTTTAGAGCTTTATAAAAAATCTACAAATGAAGAACTTGGCTCGCCTGTATGGATGGAGCAGCCTTCTTATTCACAGCCTCGATCAGTAACAATTGCTTGGACTGTTGATTCACTTTTGTTTTACGGACAAGCCTTTTGGAAGGTTGTCGAAGTTTACAACGAAGATGGACGTCCATCACGTTTTGAATGGATTGCTAACTCTCGCGTAACAGCAACACTTGATTCTACAAATACATTTGTCAAGTCCTATGCAGTAGATGGCATTACATTGCCACAAGATGGATTAGGTTCACTAGTTACATTCCAATCATTAGGCGATGGAATCCTTAATAGCGGTGTGCAAACAATCCGTGCCGCCATCGATGTTCAGAAAGCCGCTGCTATTGCAGCAGGAACTCCAATGGCTACTGGGTACATTAAAAACAACGGTGCAGACCTTGACCCTAAAGAAGTTCAAGGATTACTGAACGCATGGAAGAACGCACGCAATAACCGTTCAACAGCGTACTTAACTTCAACGCTTGAATACACACCAGTTTCATATTCTCCAAAAGAAATGATGTACAACGAAGCAATCCAAAATCTTGCTACAGAAATTGCTCGTCTTTGCAATGTACCTGCATATTATGTTTCAGCAGATATGAATAACTCAATGACTTATGCAAATGTCCAAGACGAACGTAAGCAATTCTTGGCATTGTCCCTACAGCCATTTATTACAGCTATTGAAGATCGTTTATCAATGGATGATATTACTCCTCGTGGTCATGTGGTCAAGTTCGACATCGATAAGAATTTCCTACGCACAGACCCATTGCAAGAACTTGCAGTAATTGAAAAATTGCTATCACTTGGACTCGTTACAACAGAGCAAGCGATGGAAATGACAGACCTATCACCTAACGGAAGCAACGGTATGGCATGACACAAATCGTAACCCTTACGGCTGAACTCACAGCGGATGCGGCTAGCCGCACCATCTCTGGCAAGATTGTGCCATTGAATGTAGAAGCAGGTTCAACCAATTACGGCAAAGTAATCTTTGAATCAGGATCAATCGAGATTCCAGAAGCCAAGTCAATAAAATTATTAAGTCAGCATGACACAAAGAAGCCTTTGGGAAGAGCCGTCAGCTTCTCAGAGTCAGAAAACTCTATTGACGCTGTATTTTCTATCAGTCGTTCACAACGCGGCACAGAAGCTCTCATCCTCGCAGAAGAAGGATTGCAGTCCGGACTCAGCATCGGTGCAGAAGTTCTCAAGTCAAAGATTAAGGATGGCGTGACTTATGTATCCGCTGCTCGCTTAGTCGAAGTCAGTTTAGTAACAGAGCCAGCATTTAAGTCTGCTCAAGTTACTGATATCGCAGCTGAAGAAGCCGAAAAGGTAGAAGAAGCTGTAACCGAAACCCAACCAAAAGAAAGCGAGACAGTAGTGGAAGAAACCACAGCAGTCGAAGCAACACCATCAGTAGAAGCTGCGGCTGTCGAGGCTGCTCGTCCTACTGTTACAGCAATGGCTTACACAAAGCCACGCATTGAAATCACAGCTGCTAAGTATGCAGAAAACACAATCCGCGCAGCACTAGGTGATGAGTCAGCTCGTCAATACCTACGTGCAGCAGATGACACATCAGACAATGCTGGTCTTGTACCAACCCGTCAATTGCAAGAAATCATCAACCCACTTGGAACAACAATCCGCCCATCAATCGAAGCAATCTCACGCGGAGTGCTTCCTGATGCAGGTATGACATTCGAGATTCCAAAGATCACAGCAATGCCAACAGTTGCACAAACAGCTGAAAATGCAGCATTCTCAGACACAGATCAGAACTCATCATTCTTGTCTGTGGATGTAAAGAAGTACGCTGGACAACAGACATTCTCTGTTGAACTTCTAGATCGTACATCTCCAGCATTCTTCGATGAACTCGTCCGCAACATGGGCGCAGCTTACGCAAAGGCAACAGACGCAGCAGTAAACGCAGCTCTCATCTCTGGTGCAACACTTGATAGCACAACAACAACAACTTACCCAACAGCAGCAGAACTTCTTGGAGTTGTTGCTCGTGGTTCAGCATCTGTTTACAACGCGACACTTGGACTTTCAAATCCATTTGCCCGCAACATAATTGTAAACACATCACAATGGTCAAACATCATGACTCTTAACGATGCAGGTCGTCCAATCTACAACGCAGTAAATCCAATGAACGCTGGCGGATCAGCAGTACCAACAGCACTTCAAGGAAACGTTGCAGGACTCAACCTCTATGTAACACCAAACACAGCTTCTGGAACAGACACAGATGGTTCTATTATTATCGTGAACCCAGATGCTTACACATGGTACGAGTCACCAACATACCGCCTACGCGCAGAATCAACTGCAGCAGGTTCAGTAACAATTGGCTACTACGGCTTTGGCGCAATCGCGACTAAGGTCGGAGCTGGTGCGTTCAAGAACAACAAGGCGTAAGTAACACCCTAAGTCGCTTGCAGGGGGTCGCAGCCCTTGACCCCCTGCAAGTCTTTAGAAAGGATATGGAATGTCATTAACAACAGTTGCAGAACTCCGTTCAGCGCTTGGTGTCGGCTCTCTGTATTCTGATGCAACGCTTCAAGAAGTCTGCGATGCTTCTGATGCGGTTATTCTGCCAATGCTTTGGAGTCCAACTTGGTATTCAGTTGCTCATAGCAACATAGTAGGTTATGGAACTCTTTATTTTAATGAGCCAGTTCGAGACATATTTTATGTCGGACAAAGCGTAACTATTGCCAATTCTGGCTCAAACTTTAATGGCACTAAGACCATCACTAGCATGAATGATTATTCAATTACTGTAGCAACATCTCATAATGCAATTGCACCAAGTCATCCAATACGACCTTATGGCACAGTATCTACAACAAGTTACACAGACTGGACAGCTGATTCAGCAGTTCAAGAAGCTGCACTCATGATTTCAGTAGATATCTGGCAGGCTCGCCAGGTAAGCAACTCTGGCGGCGTATCACCGGACTTTACTCCTAGCCCATATCGCATGGGTAACACTCTCTTGGCTCGCGTTCGAGGATTAATTGCTCACGCTTTGAGCCCTGACTCGATGGTCGGATAATGTCAGTTGCACTCACAACTCTTAGAACAACGATTGCTACAGCATTAGTCGATAATTCTTTATGGCAAACTTTTGCCTTTCCACCATCCACAGTTCTTGCTAATTCCGTAATTGTTTCCCCTGATGATCCATATTTAGAACCAAGCAATAATCAGCACAACACAGTCGCACCCAAAGCAAATTTCAAGATAATTATCACTGTGCCTTTATTCGATAACGAAGGCAACCTCAATGGAATTGAAACAGCCTTAGTTGGCGTGTTCAATAAACTCGCAGCATCTTCATTGGTTTACAATGTGGGTGCAGTAAGTCAGCCAAGCGTATTAAGCGCGGCATCTGGCGACCTGCTTACTTGCGAGATGTCACTATCCGTTCTAACTACCTGGAGCTAAAATGTCCGAATGGGAAAAAGAAAACGAAGCCTTCCTGAAGAAAATCGGGCAGGTTACTTCAGCACCAAAGCCAGCATCTACTAAGAAAGACGAGGAATAATCCTAATGGCTATATTTCTAAACAATAACGTAGGCGTTAAGATTAACTCCGTTGATCTTTCTGACCATGTAACAGCAGTAACAATCAACCGTTCATTCGATGAACTCGAAGTAACAGCAATGGGTGACTCAGCTCACAAGTTCGTCAAGGGCTTGGAAGCATCAACAGTTACAATCGATTTCCTCAATGACACAGCATCAGCAAATGTTCTTGCAACACTTCAAGCTGCATGGGGAACAACTGTTACAGCTGTATTCCTACAAACAAAGGGAACAGCAGTATCAGCAACAAACCCTCTATACACAGTTTCATTGCTTATCAATAACACAACAGACATCAACGGTGCTGTTGGCGATATTGGTACACAATCAATCACATTTACTGCAAATTCAACGATTGCGGTATCACCAACAGGTTCTTTCTAAAAAAATAAACTAAGGGGCAAACAATGGCAAAGTTAAAAGTAACAAGGGCAGATGGATCAATCGGAGAATATCCGGTTACTCCATTGATTCAATACGGTTTTGAGATTTACGCCAAGAAGGGCTTTCATAAGGCGATAATCGAAGATTCCAAAATGAGCGATATCTTCTGGCTTGCTTGGGAATGTATCCGCCGTTCGGGTGAAACTGTTAAGCCATTTGGAGAACAATTCATCGAAACTTTGACTTCGGTCGAGGTGTTAGATGATGACCCTTTGGCTTAGGGCGCGACTCGATCACCTATCTGATTGCTAAATTAAGTGTCAGACTCGGGATCGCGCCAACACAATTATTAGAGCTAGATGAAGTAATGCTAAAGAACCTAATAAAGGTTCTACAGGAAGATGCGAAGGAGATAGCCAATGCCAGCAACCGTCAGAGGCGGCGTTGAACTTCGTAAAGCACTTCGTAACTTTGCTCCTGATTTAGGCAAAGAAACACAAAAAGAAATTGCCAATGCCTTAAAGCCTATTGTTAAAGAAGCTCGCGGATATGTGACAGGTTCTCCTTTGAGCAACTGGGCTCGTGAAGGCGGCAAATTTCCTAGATTCGATGCCACAGTCATCAAGCGCGGTATTGGTTACAAAACAACACCATCTAAGCCCAACCGCAGAGGTTTTAGAGCTTTGGCACAGATTCGCAATATGTCTGCCGCTGGTGCGATTTATGAAACAGCAGGTCGTAGACCACCAGGCACAAAGCCAAAATCACGCCCTAACTTTGCAGAAGCGATGGGCCCATTAAAAGGCAATGGCAATGATCGAGGTCGTTTAATTTATGCTGCTTGGGAAAAAGACTACGGTAAAGCAAGCAAAGCTGTATTACAGGCAATAGACAATGCTGCAAAGAAATTTAACGCCACAGTAGGGAAACGATAATGGCCAATGTAGTAATAGATATTGCAGCCGAATACACCGGCAATAAAGCATTTAGCCAGGCTCAAACTGCTACAGCAAAGTTAGAAAAATCCGTTGCCAAATTAGGAAAGCAATTTCTTGGCGTATTTGCTGCATCTAAAATTTATTCATTTGCTAAAGCATCGGTCAAAGCATTTGCAGCTGATGAAAAAGCTGCTCGATCTCTTTCATTGGCTTTGGCTAATACAGGTAATGCATTTGCAAGCATTCAAGTTGAGAATTTCATTGCTGATTTACAACGCACCACCGGTGTTCTAGATGACGAACTTCGTCCAGCGTTTAGAACTCTTCTCACCGCGACAGGCGACGTAAAGAAATCACAGGATGGCTTAGCCTTAGCGCTAGATATTTCAGCAGGTACTGGCAAAGACTTAGGCGCTGTGTCTATGGCTCTTGCAAAGGCTTATGGCGGCCAAACAACTGCTCTTAGTCGTTTAGGTGCAGGATTATCTAAAGCCACCCTCAAAACGGGCGATATGGCTGTTATTACCCAGGCTCTTACAGATAAATTCAAAGGTCAAGCCCTAGCAGCAGCTGAAGGCTACTCGGGTCAAATGGATCGTTTAACGGTTGCAACCCAAAACGCTAAAGAGATTATTGGCAAAGATTTATTGGATTCTTTAGCTTTGATTTCAGGACCTGGCGGAATTACAAAAACAACTAATCAAATAGAAGATTTAGCAACTGCCATTGGTGACACAGTTTATGGCTTAGCAATTCTTATTGATAAGTTAAATAACTTCAAAGTTGTTGGAGCAATTTTTGGCACATTTGGTGACATTATTTCTAATCTTCAACCTTTTGCTTCTCTTCGTGGTTTAGCCAAGTCAAGCAGAGCTACTCCAGCACAATCACCTGGTGAACGCAAGCAGATTGACAAAATAAACGCTGATGCCCTAAAAATTCAAAAACAACAAAATGCATTAAAGACTATTGACAATGCTTTAACCACTCGTAAATTAACTCTTACAGCAGACCAACAGGCTTTAGAAGAACTCAAAAAGAAATTTGATATAGATCGAATTCAAATCAATGCAGCCTTGAATCAAAACATTGATAAGGAAACTGAGTTACGCCTTCGTTCCTTAATGGCTATTCATGACAATGATGCTGCTTTGGCAGGAAAAATCATGGCTGAATGGAACGCCACAAAGGCTACTAACGAGTTTGCCGATGCCGCTCGTAAAGCTGCTTTAGCTTTACAAACGTCCTATTCAGCAGGTTTAGAATCTTTCAAACAGTCCGAAATTAATTCATTGACTTCTACCGCCGGTGCAATAGCCGGAACTTTGGGCGGAAGCGCTCCATCAACAGTCGCTGGCTCGATGGGCTTTGGCGACTCACACCTTTCTGCTTTGGCTGCTCAATCTTCTCAAAACATTACGGTCAATGTTGCAGGATCAGTTACAACTGAACGCGATTTAGTATCTGCAATTACTCAAGGTATTTACAATAATCAAGCTGCTGGAATCCCAATCTCCTATTCGACAAGTTACAGATAATGGCATTACCAGCAACCCCTATTGTTAAGTTAAACCTTGCACAAGGCGCATCATTCGGGCCACCCTTTGTATTGGGTACGAGCAAATTAGGCTTTGCTGAGTTTTCATCTACACCTACTAACATTGTCGATATTTCATCATCTGTCATTAAGATTGATACTCGCAAAGAGCGCAACTTACTTCAAGATAAATACACAGCAGGTCAAGCAACTATTCGCGTTGTTGATCCAAACGGTTACTGGAACCCTCAAAACACAGCTTCTCCGTATTATCCAAACCTTGTTCCATTGCGCCAAGTGACTGTTCAAGCAACTTATGGTGGAACGACTTATCCAATCTTTGCCGGCTATATTGCTGAATACAAATACACCTACCCAAAAGACCAAGAAACCGGCTTTGTCGATTTGATTTGTTATGATGCTTTCAGATTGCTATTTAATAGCCTCATTACAACAGTTACCGGACAAGCAGCTGGACAAGATACTGGCACTCGGGTTGGAAAGATATTAGATACGGTCAAATGGCCTTCCGCTCAACGCAGCATTGAAATAGGTGACACAACCTGTCAGGCAGACCCAGGTACTAGCAGAAATGCTTTAGAAGCCTTGCAGACCCTTGAGTTTACAGAACAAGGCGCTTTCTATATTGACAGAGCAGGCATGGCTGTATTCAAGGATAGAACCTTTGTCTATAACGCTCAAAGCGCATCGCCTGTTAAGTTCAATAACAATGGCACAACAGACATCAATTATTTTGGCATTACTTTTGCTCATGATGACAAGACCATTGTGAATTCTTGCACAGTCACTCGAACAGGCGGCACGGCTCAAACTTATACGGATACCACTTCTCAAGGCATTTACTTTTACCACGGCATTACTGCTACAGATATGCTTATGCAGACCGATGCCAATGCTCTTGCTTTGGCAACCGCTTATGTCACGACTCGCAAAGACACCACAATTCGTATCGATAACATCACCCTAGATTTGGTGACTTTGGGCTATACAACAGGAGTCCAAGCAGCTCTCGATCTTGACTATTTTGACACCATGCAAATTACAAACTATGGGCAAGGAACGACCAGCATTGTGAAGACTTTGCAATGTCAGGGCATTGCTCATTCAATAACACCAAACACTTGGCTTACCACATTTGTGACCCAAGAAGCCCTATTGGATGTAAACTATTAACATGAACAGAGGAGATAACTAATGGCTGCTGGATGGCCTACAAAGGTCAGTTATGCCGATGGCGATGTCTTTAGCGCTGCCAACATAAATGACACAAATGGAACGATTAATTACATCGATCCAACATCTGCCACAGATAAGCAAGTCCTGACACGCGATGCTGCATCCGGTGGAAAAGTCAAGTGGGCTGATTCTCCTGCCAATACATTGACTGCAACAGGTGACCTTTATTACGCATCCGCTGCTAATACTCCTGCTCGATTAGCGATTGGTTCAACTAATCAAGTTTTAACTGTTGCAGGTGGAGTGCCAACATGGGCAGCAGGTTCAAGCACATTTACCAAAATTGGAAGCACAGTTACATTTTCGAATGTCGCTTCTCAGACTTTTGACAATGTGTTTTCATCTACTTATTCAAGTTACTGGATTAATATTGAATATATTTATTTAGCGACAGCAGGCGGTTCGCTGCAATTACAACTGCGTTATGCAGGCCCTACAACGCAAATTTCTGGTTATTATTCAAACAGTTTTAATATGCCTTACACAGGTGCGAACGCAAGCACTCAGGTTAATGGTGGCGCACAAACAATTCTTCAAAGCAATACTAACGCTTCTGGAAACTCTATTGGTGCTGGCAACTTTTGGTTCTATGGAGTAAACGGCGTATCCAAAGACCCTTATTACACAGGTAGCATTGTAAACTCTGCCGCAGCATCATCTGTCTTATTTAACGGCGGAACATCTGGAACGGCAAGAACTTACACAGGTTTCTTGCTTAAAGGCGCAACAAACATCACAGGTTCAGTTTCAGTATATGGAGTATCTTAATATGACAAAGCAAATCGGAATCTATGATTTTGAGACAGATCAACAAATCGTCAGAGACATGACTCCAGAAGAGATTGCAGAGCATGAATTAGGCGTTGAACTTGATATCCAACTGCAACAGGAAGCAGTATCGAAAGAAGCTGAACGAGATGCGCTGTTAAGCAAGTTAGGCATTACAGCAGATGAAGCAAAGCTTTTGCTCGGATAATGAAGCCATTACTATGCAAGGCTGGTCAGCAACTTCGAGAACAAATTGATGATGCGTTTCCAGATAGAGATCGTAAGTCAGATGGTTGGATAGGCGATGCCGCACACGCCAGTCGTCCAAGTGACCACAATCCCGATCCGTCTAACGGCTACGTCAGGGCTATTGATGTGGATAAGGATTTCGACTCACGCCCCAGCACAGGTGCTTATCTTGCCGACCAAATACGCCTATGCGCCAAGTCCGGTGAGAAGCGAATTGCTTACATCATCTATGCAGGCAAAATCGCTTCCGCTAAAAAATCTTGGAGTTGGCGTACTTACGATGGGATTAACCGCCACGATCATCACATCCATATTTCATTCACTAAAGAAGGCGACCAGAACGGTAGCTGGTTTGATATCCCGATGCTAGGAGCAGATAGATGAACGACCTAAAAACAGCAGCAGGCTCATGGGCTAGAGCATTCTTAGTAGCAGTTCTTTCACTTGCAGCAGCTGGTGTGACCGAGCCAAAGGCGTTAATCGCTGCTGGTCTTTCATCATGCTTGCCACCAATCATTCGTTGGTTAAATCCAAACGACCCAAGCATGGGCATTAAAGCATAATGAGCGCCCTTAACTGGGCGGCTCTTGCAGTTGCAGTCATCTCAATCGTTACTGGCTTTACTGGTGCAATCCGTTGGCTAGTAAAACATTATCTTGCTGAACTAAAACCTAACGGTGGTTCATCGATGAATGACAGAATTACAAGATTAGAAGCGCGTGTCGAAACAATCATTTCTTTATTAGAGCGGTGACAATTAACACATGGCGAGAAAAGCAACAAAGGCTTTAGAGGATCAGGGTTACTCTCCTTTAGAAGCGTATTGCATTGGACTACATGAGTTTTGGAAAGGCTTGAAAAAAGCCGGATTCACAACTGATATAGCTCTTGGAATAATTTGCGAAAAGTCTGCTTATCCGGACTGGATTCTGCCATCACCAATTAACCCAAACATTCCAGAGCCTGACTGGTATGAGGACGATGACGAGGACTAATGAAAAGAACGGTAGTCGTACCCGATCTACAAGTTCCCTATCACGATTCAGTAGCAGTAAAAAATGTTGCAAGTTTTATTAAGGCTTACCGCCCCGATTCTGTCGTTACACTTGGAGATGAAATCGATCTCCCACAGATATCACGATGGACAGAAAATACTCCAGGATGGTACGAACAGACACTAGCTGCCGACAGAGATGAAACCGTTGAGGTTCTCTGGTCATTAGTTGAGCATGCTAAAGAAGCTCACATGATCCGTAGCAATCACACAGACAGACTTTACAATTTTACAATGAAGAAGATTCCTGCATTCTTGGCATTGCCAGAGTTGCGCTTTGAAAAGTTCATGAAGCTCGATGAACTAGGCATTACCTATCACAAGAAGCCTTACGCCATAGCAAGGGGCATTGTGGCAGTTCATGGCGATGAGCAGAGTGTAAAGCCTACACCTGGCTTAACAGCCCTTGAGGCGGCTCGTAGGCACGGTATAAGCGTTATCTGTGGTCATACCCACAGAGCAGGTCAATCAGCGTTTACAGAGGCTTCAGGCGGCCGTATAGGGCGTATTCTGAGGGGATGGGAAGCAGGGCATCTTATGGATGTCAGACAGGCTCATTACACTAAAGGCACAATGAACTGGCAACAGGCATTTATCATTATCGAGGAAATTGGTACAAACGTGCAGGTCAGCATCATCAACCTTGAAAAGGACGGTACTTTTGTTGTGTCAGGTAAGAGATACGGGCGCGCTCGGTAACGATGTCCTTCGGGATATTGATGACCAGATGGATGACTCAGAATTGTTACCATTTCGTTATCAAAATCAGCCAGGTAAATCCCAGTAACTGTGTCACACTTTTCTGGTAAGCAAGGGCTGCTTACATGAAAGGGCACAATGATAATCAATTCACTCACAATAATAATCGTTGCCGGAATCTGCTTTGCTGTGTATGCAGCTTATAGATTAGGCGAGGAGAATGGCTACGATCGAGGCTATTGCGAAGGTCGCAAGTTTATGAGAAAGTTTTACGAGCAGGTGAGTAAGTGAAAGCAACTGAGGCACTCATCAATGCAATCGACATCATGCAAGATCGTGGCAAGGTCTACGGTCATCCGAAAATCAATCAAGGTCGCATCGCTGCAAGGTTATCCTGTCTACTTGATTACCCAATCACAGACTCTCAAGCTGCACTTGCAATGGTCGAAGTTAAACTTGCAAGAATCACAGAGACTCCAGGACACACAGATTCTTACATTGATGCAATAGCCTATTTGGCAATAGCAGTTCAATTACAAACAGAGGCGGATGAACTTTATGTTTAATCTAGATGATTACGAAACAGTAGAAGTAAGGCTGGAGAAGTTCATCAAGGACTATCCGGATTTCCGAGTAGAAACAGAGTTAGTGAGTTTCCAAAATGACAGATACATTGTTAAAGCATGGCTTTATCGTACTTTCGCTGATAGCACGCCGTTCTCGAGCGGACTCGCTGAGGAGACGATTAGCAGTCGAGGCGTTAATGCAACTAGCGCATTGGAAAACTGCGAGACTAGCGCGATCGGCAGAGCACTTGCGAATGCTGGTTATGCAAGCAAGGGTAAGCGAGCCAGTCGAGAAGAAATGGTTAAGGTCACAAGAACAAAGTTCGCAGACAAACCGAAAGAATATATCCCTGTCGTAAATGAATCTGATCCATGGACTATTAAGACTGTTGCAGCACCTACGACATCAGCTGAAGCAGTCGCTGTTGTGAAGGACATTATAGGCGGCACAACTGACAAAGATGTTCCTCGATGTCCTCATGGTGAAATGCATTGGGCACATGGAATGACAAAGGCTAACAAGCCTTGGGGTCATTTCAAGTGCATGGCAGCAGCTACTGGTGAAATGAATCGATGCCCTAAAGGCGAAGATGTTATTTGGTATGAGATAAGTCCGGAAGGCAACTGGCGACCACAGAAGGTGAGATCGTAATGAGCCATGAAGAATTAGTTGCAGTATTAGATGATTTAGAGATTGCACTAAGTAATGGCTTTGGTAAAGCATCTACCTTTATTGCTTGCACGAAAGCGGTTCGCAAGGTAATTGAATTGCACAAGCCTTGGGTAAATGGACAAATGTATTGCCAAATATGCGTGGGTCAATCTTATCCTTGCCTAAACATTCAGGGCATAGAAAGCGAGTTAGATCATGGGTGAAATGGTAATCTTTGAGGATGGCACAGCAACCGTCATGGGCGGAGAGTTCGAAGAACCGCAGGATATTGTTATCTATTGCGATCTTTGCAATGAGCCTGTGGCTATTACTCCAGAGGCTAATGACCAGGTATTTGTTACCTGTCTAAGATGTCATGCAGTTAGCCAAATCAACATCAAGACATCGAAAGAGATTGATGACCAATCACCGCAGGAATAGAGGCTTAGCTACTGAGCGCTTGGTTGCAGACTACTTGAGGGAGTGGTGGCCATACGCTACGGTAGGTCGAGGTGCTGATCCGTCTGGTGACATCCTAAACATCTCAGGAGTTGATTTTGAGGTGAAGGCAGTTGCCAAATTCGCACCGCTTGCGTGGCTTCGCCAAAGCAGGGCGAGAACAACTAAGAGTGGGAATCTTGGGGTAGTTGTTCTTCGTTGCAACGGACAAGGGGCAAATGTGTCTGAGTATGCGGCACTTTTACCGTTATCTGCTTTGGTGGAGTTACTCAGGAAAGCTGAATATGACAATCTTCCGCCCAATATTGACTGGGATGCTGCAACAGAAAGATGTGATAAATGTGGTGACTGGAAAATCAAATGGTGGCGATGCAACACCTGCAAGAAAGAAGAGCCTAATGCCAATGTATGAATATCGCTGTCCTATCTGTAATACACAGATGGAGTTAGAACTATCTATGGATCATGATTTAGTCAGATGCACAGATTGTGGAGCACAAGCTAATCGAATCTATTCAGTACCTGGCTTAGTGTTCAAGGGTAAAGGGTTCTACTCAACAGATAAGTGCGATAAATGATTATTTATGACTTCTTCTCAGGCACAGGGTCAAGCACTAAAGCCTTTGAAAATGCTGGTCACACGATTATCCATGTTGAAATGGATGAATACTTCGAAGCTCATGAACGAGATATTCTACAATTAACAGCATCAGACTTAATCGCTAAATATGGTCAGCCTGACTTTATATGGGCTAGTCCACCATGCCAGAAGTTCAGCGTTGCTAGTTTATGGAAGTACTGGGAAGGCACCAGGGGCAAGTCAGTACCAAAGCACCCAGCCGTCTATGAAGCCATTGCTTTAGTTCAACACACAGTTAATCTCATGAATGAATTACAACCTACTCATGGCTGGATTATGGAGAATCCTAGAGGCATGCTCAGACATCAAGACGTGGTTAAAGACTTGCCACGATGGACTGTTAGTTATTGCCAATATGGTGATACTCGAATGAAGCCAACTGATCTCTGGGGAACTATTCAAGGTTGGACTCCACGCCCTATGTGTAAGCCACGCGCTACATGCCATGAATCATCACCAGCTGGTACTAATGCAGGTGGTACAGGAAAGTTAAAAAATGCAAGACTTCGTTCAATGATTCCCTATGAACTTGGAAAGGAAATACTAGACGCAATTACGACACGCCGTCCTGACCAGCACTTATAGAAATGGATTTGCATGGGTATGCTACGCTATAAATCGTTAGAACGCTTCAGGCGTTCAGCACGAGCCGCCTCGCGGATAGCTCGGGTGGTAGCGATTGCTATGGGGGCGAGTATTGTCTTATGCAATACTGCACACAGCCCTGTAGCAAAAGACTTCACACCAAAAGAGTATTTACGATCTCAATTAACATTAAAGAATTACAAATGCGCTACAGCTCTTATAGGTAAAGAATCAGCATGGAATCATAAAGCTGTTAATGGTTCTCACTATGGCTATATTCAAATGAGGAATACTAAGTATAAAGACCTAGACCCAATGACTATGATTGATTGGTCTAACAGGTATACTGCACATAGATATGGATTGACTAAGGATGGTCAGCCTAACTGGTGTAAGTCCTACAAACATTGGAAGCGATACAATTGGCAATAGATAAACTTAATAGCCGTAAGTATCGCAATCATAAAGAGCGAGTCTTTGCTCGTGATGGTAGGCAATGCAGATACTGTGGCAATGATGAGAACTTGCAAGTCGATCACATCATTAGCCGTAAGAACGGTGGCACTCATGATCTTGATAACCTTCAAGTGTTGTGCAGAGATTGTAACTTGCGTAAGTCAAGCAAGGATGAGGGTGTTTTTTTAGCACAGACGGCTAC